ATTTATTTGAAGATTCTCCTTATGATTATATTTGGGGAGTTGGAAAAAATGGTACTGGTCAGAATTTATTAGGTAAAGTATTAATGGAGATAAGAAAGTACTTATTAAGCATTGGTAAATAATAATAATGGAAAAAGTAATTGCTTATATTTATAATATAGAGTATGAAAATACTACTATAATTAATGCTTGCGGACCTGATAATTTATATCAATTTGAAAGGTCAATTGAACTTAAAAATGAGGGTCATACTGATAGATTATATGGATTAGAATCTTCCAAAAATGCACCTAAAACTTTAACAATAGAATTTGAAGTGCCGAATGCGGCTGCCTTTGAAAACACTTTAATGGATGATTTAGACTGTTTAATATTAAAGGATAGAATAAAAGAAGAAACAGGGTTTACTCCATTAAATTATAGTGTTAGAATTATGTATGGAAGGAAATAATTATGGATTTTGATAAAGATAAGAATATTGCTTGTATTAAGTATCATTTTGTAAGAGGAGGCTTTCCAATAATTAGACCAGAAATTATTTATGTTAGATATGCTGACATAAAAGAAATTGTTCAGTATGAATATTCTGCTACAGAAGAAGGTCATAATTATCTTAAAAATATTTATAATCTTACAAAAACAACAACTTTTGAAAAGAATTCTCATCATTATAGAGTTATATTAAATGATGCAAATGATAAAGAAGCTATTGATTTAATAAGCGATACTCCAGAAATTAGAAAGTATATATCTTATAGACTAATAAAAGTGTAGGAAGAACTCCTACCTTTCATATATTTTTATTTGCTAAATTATATAAAGAATTGATATCATGGAGAGCTATGATGATTACAGTTGATAATAAAAATTATTATTTTTTACAATTAGCAGGTAATTGTGAGGGAATGGGCTATTTAGGCGCTGATAGAATTAGAGGTCCAGTTGACAATGTAGTTACAAAAGGAGTAAAATGCCTTAAAAAGCTATTTAATAATGAGTACTTATCTTCTTTATATTCAACTAGTTGTAAAATGATTCCAAAAAATAAACAATTTGATAATGATGCATCTTGAATATTTGATTTTGATTTTGTTAAGATTTTACATAATAACATAACTGACCCAGCCTATTACGCATCACTGCAAGCTAGAATAGACACTTTTAATGATTTTTTATATAAAGTAAGAACACGTGTAGAAAAAGACCATTTTTTTACCATCAATTTAAACGAGTATGATGTTGATTATAATTCAACCATTCATACTTGTAAGCTAGAATTTTTAAAAATGCTGGATTTTCTACAAAAAGAAAAGGTTATATCACAGGTAATTATTGTACAATCTAAGCTAAGTAACTCTACTCATATAAATAATAGAAATGACTTTACTAATGAGTATTTAGATAATATTGAAGACTTAGCTAAAGAGTATGGTTTTAAATATATGCTAATTATAGATAATGATGTTTGAAATCCAGAAAAACCATATGAACAATTTAAACAGCAATTTGAAGATTTAATTAGAAAGGAAAATAATAATGTTAAATAAATGTTTTGGAATTATTAGCTGGTTTCCTGACAAGGAGCCTGCAAGAACTCAACGTCAAAATAGAATTAATAGACTATTTACTCAATTAAATAATTTGTGACCAGACATAGATATATTAGTTGTTGCTCAAAACTGAGGAAATTTTAAGCCAGTTGAAACAACTAATAATCAAATTATCAAAAATTATATGCCATTAGGAATACTTGGTGCAAGAAAAACTTTGAGAGAAGAATTTTTAAAATCTAATTATAATTATATTATTATGTTTGATGATGATGCAATAATTGAATGTGATAATGAGACAGTTAATAATGATTTTATAATAGCTATAGAGAATAATCCAAATGGTTTTTGTTTTGTTAAGGGTGAAGATAATGCTTACAATCCTTATGCAGGAGCACAATTAAATCTATGTGCGATATCTAGATTTATTTATAATCAAGAACCAATGGTTGACATAGACCCTCAAAAAGGCGAAGGTTTTGAAGATTGTATATTTGCAACATTATTACATCATAAATATGCTGACTATGAATTTAATATTCCAGAAGGAATAAGATGTATTCAGTTTCGAAATCCAGATGAACCAGTTGAATCAACTTGATGGGGAACTCATAAAAATGGAAAGTACCTTATACAAAATACTAATTTTTTATGCAGATATATAGCAGAGCATAAGAGACTCCCAAATGATTATAAAAAATTTTTATCATCTGTAGAAAAAGACAAAGCAGAAAGACAATATGAAAGAAGAGCGGATGGTTCAAGAACTGATGCTTATTTATATTTCTAAGACAGAATAATATTATTCTGTCTTTTTATTGTATAATATTATATAGCTACTGAAAGGAAAATTAATATGAAGTGTGATATTAAAATATATGGAATAGAAGAACGTTCTGAAAATATATTAGAGAATAAGAAGATTTTAGGACTTTCAGATGATGATATTTTTATTGCTAAAAAAGGCAGAAGAACACCAAAACAAAAGTGACCTTATACTGCTTGTAAGAAAGCCTTTACTCAGCCAATTCCTGAAGGAGTAACACATAGACTAGTATTACAAGATGATGTATCATTAGCTCCCGATTTTTTAAAGTATTTACAATTAATTATTGAGGCAAGACCTGATGATATTATAATGATGACAGCGTTAGATTTTAGAGAGAAGAATGAATATGTAGAAAGTTTAAAATCTCCTTATGTAGAAGTAGGTCAATTTGTATCTGGAGATGCTGTTTTAATTCCTGTAAAATATATTGATGATGTATTTAAGTGGATGGAAGAAACTTATCCTCAAATTGCTATTGGTAATATTCATGAAGATGCTGCTTTTAAATTCTATGCATTAAGACATAATATAAAGTGTATTACTACTGTTCCATCAATAGTTCAGCATGAAGGTGATAAATCATCTATTTGTGCCTATAAAATTCCAATGAAGACTTATTATTTTAGTAATTGGGAAAAAGCTAATTGGAAGGATAGCACATTAAATAAGGCTTATATTAATGTTGAAGAATTTAATAAGTATATAGCAGAAGAAAATAAAGAATCTGAGTCAGATGAAATACAATATTATGTAAGAACAACTGGTCAAAGATGCTTTGATTATTCACCATTAAAGACAATTAATTTATATGATTATAAGCATAAACCAATTGAAAGCTTTATTGAGCAATTAGAAAAGATTAGTAAATATAATTCTGTTTTATTAGAAGATGATTTAGTATTATGTAAAAATTTCCAAGAAGAAATTGAAAAAGCTATTGCTAAATTTCCAGGTCATGTAATTAATTTCTTCGAAGACCCTGATGTGTATGAAACAACTTTCTTACGTTCATTTCCTTTTGAATGGAATCAATGTACATATTATCCTAAAGGCGTTGCAAAACAAATTGCACTTCAAATGAAAAAGTTGCTACCAAAGTTTCCAGAAGGCCAACGACTTTATTCAGAAGTAGAAAACTTAGCAATGTTTACTTTACAAATTCCTCATGTAATTTACAGACCTTTCCTAGTTCAACATAACGATATTAAGTCTGTATTGCAGGAAGATAGACACAGAAGAGATACTCTTTGGTTTAAAGATTACTTAGATGAAGCTGGCATTAGCTATTTTGAAGCCTATACTCCTACAAATCTTAAAAAGCTTAAAGATATAAGAGATAAACATATTAAAGAGTGTTTAGAAGAATTTGAACGAGATAAGGAGTTATTAAAGAATGAATAGAGAATCTCCAAAAGTATTAATTGTAGGTTATGGTATAGTTGGTCATAATCTTGCTAGTGAGCTTGCTGTATTAGAGCCATATATTTATGATAAATATAAAACAGAGTTTAATACAAAAAAAGATTGTAAATATAAATATGCTTTTATTTGTGTAGATACTCCATACATTGATAAAAATAATGTATGTGATAGAAGCCAAGTAATTGCAGCCGTTGAAGAAAATGTTGCAGATATCTATGTTATAAAATCTGCAGTATTACCAGGAACTGCATCAATGCTTAAGTTAAAATTTCCAGATAAGCACTTTGTGATAAGTCCTGAATATTATGGTAATACACAACACTGTAATAATTTTGAGTTCAATTTTACTATCCTTGGCGGTGAAAAAGAAGATTGTTGTGAGATTCAACAATTATTGCAAGAAGTTTATGATGCAAGACATACTTTTAAAATAGTAAGTGCAGAAACTGCAGAATTAGCTAAATATATGGAGAATTGCTGGATTTATACAAAAGTTGCTTATTGTAATCAATTCTATGATTTAGCTAAACAGATTGGTGTTGATTATGAGGACTTAAGAGAATGCTTTATATTAGACCCAAGAGTTAATCCTTCATTTACATTTGTTTACAAAAATCATCCTTATGTTCAATCACATTGCATGGATAAGGATATGCCAGCAATTGCAGAAACCTATGATGCTGAATTATTAAAAGATATAATTAAATTTAATAAGAAGAGAATTCCTAATTAATATGGAATTCCTTTTTTATTTGCTAAATTAATTGATTAAAACTAATCAAAGGAGATTTTAAATGGCAATTTCAATTATATTTGATAAAACTGCTGAAGAGCAAATTGAAAAAGTTATAACCCCTCAAAAGAGACTTCAAGAACAAGTAGTTGTTAAGTCTACAGATGAGGAACAAATAATTCTTCCAGATGGTGAAAATGTTGGTATTAAAAAGGTTATTGTTGAGCCAGCTGGAGGCCAAAAATTAGATGATGGTGTTTATAAGGTAGAAGAAGGTGAGGTTACTGCTGTTACTCTAAATGGTCTATATGGAATTGTAACTTCAGGTGAATTTGCTACTCTAGTAGATGATTTAGAAGAAGATATGCTTTATTACATGCATTCTAAGATAGACCCGGAAACTGGTGATAGTTATAGATACTATACAAGTTTATCTAGCGGCTGCATTGTTAGTGTTTATCCTGTATCAAGTTCTGGTGATGATAAGTATACTTTTGAAGAATTAAATTATTTAGATGAAAACAAGTATTATAAATATACTGGTGACCCAGACTATACATTAGAAGAAGCTAATCCTTTTGGAGATTTATATGAGGGTATAGCATATGAAGTAGTATCAAGCGGTGATGAAAATGCGCTTAGCCCTTTAACTAATGGTTTCTTCCACGTAGATAGCGGCGGATATTATAATCAATTATATTTCGATTGGGATGGCGTTTATACACTAGCATCATCAGGAGACTGCTTTGAAAGATTATGTGATGGCATTTATCGTGTAGAAAGTGGCACAGGTGCTGAACGTGTATGGTTTAGCGAGTATAAAGCTTATACTGGTTCTAGTTATTCAAGTGGTTCTGATTATACTATAATGGATGCAGGAACTTATACTGTTGATAGTGAAGGATATTATTCTTCTGTTACATATGGAGATGAAGGAAGCATACTACAAGTAACATCTAGTGGTTCAAGTGTTGAACCTATAGAAGGTGGTCTATATTGGATAGACGAAAGTGAATATGGCAGTAAAGGTAAAAGATATGAGCATAGTGATGAGTTCCCAGCATCAGCTGATTCATATGATACAATAATTGGATTCTCAAGTGGTGAGATTTATTCACATGTTATAATGTCTGATGATTCTGAGACTCTTACAATCGGTAATCATCACTATACAATAACAAAAATTGACTAGGAGAAATAAATAATGTCTTATACAATTACATTTGATGAAAAAGCAAAAGAGATAATTAAAACTGTAGTAAATAATGGAGATACTCCAACTCCAACTCCAACTCCTACTGAAGGCTCTTGCAAACCTGCTTTCTTAGCACCAGGCCATTATAAGTTTTATGCAGATAAGCTATTAGAAGTATTAATTGCAAAAAATATTGATGTGGATGCAGAAATTGAGTCAGGTTGGAATGATTCTGGATTAGCATTTGCTTTAGCTTTTAATAACAATAATACTTCATTTAATAATAGAGCTGAGTGCTTTGGAATGTCTACATATCCTGATTCTGGATTACACTGTGAGCTTAAAATAGGAAGCAGTGATATTCCAACTATTTATTTTAATGAAGACCCTGAAGTACTAACTTACAAAGCTATACTTGAAGAAATTAGTAAACAATATTCTAAAGGAATTGACGTCTATATCGACTCATATGGTACTTGTACTTATATTCCATTAATAGGCTTACAAACAAGCTCACATGCAGCAACAGATGCTCATAGCTTAACAAATGCTGAATTTGATACTATTTTAAAGTACATAGATGAGGCAGAGTACCCTTCAGAAGCATAGGAAACTAAATTATGAATATAAAATTCTTTATTAGAACAACAGGTGAAAGGACTCTTCATGAATCTATTAAAAGAGAATTAGGAGATAACTATACTTTATTAATAGATAAAGAGCACAAACCAGTTGATTCATTTATTAAACAATTAAAACAAATATCTGAGTATGATGCTATATTATTAGAAGATGATGTTATTCTATGTAAGGATTTTAAAAAAGAAATTGAAAAAGTAATCAAAAAGTATCCAAATACTGTTATAAATTTTTTCACAAGACCAACGGAATATTTTTCAACAGTATTTGGTTTACTTCAATTTGTTTATAATCAATGTACATTCTATCCAAAAGGATTAACTGATAAAATTGCTGATAAAATGATTGAATTAAGAGAACCATATAATCAATATGATACCTTAGAAAACAAAGCAATGAGAGCATTAAATATACCACATTTAAGACCAAGACCCGCTCTTGTTCAGCATATTGATAATACTACTTTTATTCAACAATCTGCAAGCGGTGCAAGAAGATGCATTTGATTTAAAGACTATTTGGATGAATTAAACATTGATTATAAAGATGCTTATACATTAGAAAACAAAGAAAAATTAACACAATTAATGAATAAAAAATTTAAAGGAGAGAAATAAAAATGATTGTGACTTTTGATAATAAAGCAAAGGAAATTATTAAGAATATTGTAACAGAAGGTGACACACCAGAACCTACTCCAAGTAAATTGGAGTTTGATACTTTATCTGCTGGAACTTATAGAATAAATGCAGATAAATTTTTAGAATTATTAATTGCAAAAGGCATAGATGTTGACTATGAAAATCCAGGTTCTAATGATGAAATTTATGTTGGTGTAAATGTAGATGCTAGATATGAAGCAATTGACCGTATGTATTTAAATTTTAATGAAGATTCAGGTTATCCACAACTATATATTTATGGATTCAATGGCTATGCCACTTTTAAAGCATCAACTGAACTTAGCGTTAGAACAATTAGAACTTCTTTAGAAGCATTTAGTACTGAAGATTTAACTTTCACAATCAGCAAAGATTTAACTTATATTCCATTATTTATATCTACTATTAATGATGGTTATACACGTCTAGCTCTAACTGCAGATGAAATTAAAACATTTATTATAGCTGAATAATAAATAAAACCCTATACTTTTATAGGGTTTTTCTTTTTTATCCTTATTTTTTGCTAAATTATATAGTATTAAAATTTGAAAATAAAAGAGGTATTAATATGTCAACTTTTTACGATTATTTAATAGAAGATATTGATAATATTAAGGATGCAGAAAAAGCAGATAAAGAAGCTGAAAAAACTGCAGTCGGTGAACTTAATCCTAGTGATTTTAAGGATAATGTTGAGTTCACAGAAATTCAAAAGTTAGTGGATAAGGCTACTCAAGCACCAGATTGGGATTGTTCAAAATATTTAAGACAATTAAAAAAATTAATGCTAAATGTTAAGGCAACTAGAGGTTTTTCTAGTTTAGCTTGGTGGAAAAGACTCCAATATTTTTATAATGCTTATATTGCAGAAAATGCTATTGTAACTGCTTGTGCAGAACTTCCAGAAGTAACATATTATGATGTTAAACATCCAAATGCTAAAAACCATGCAGTTGATGCAAATCATAATAGTCATACAGCTATAAGCACTAAGAATATAGCAGAAAATACTCCAGATTTAGTATTTACAAAAGATGATGGTACAGAAGGTAAATTAGAAGTTAAAATTTATGCAAATGATGCTTCTATTAGAAATTACTCAGCTAGTGCTTATCATGATGCAGATTATGTAGTAATTTATAATTTAAGTACAAAAGATATTACATTTAAAGAAAAAGGCACTAATGGAAATTATGTAGAAAAAACATCATTTGAAGATAAAGCTATGAATGATATTGCTGCAACAATAAAATCAAAAACTGCAGATATTTTCTATGATTTTATCAAATTAGTGCCTGATAATGAAAAGATTAAAGATTATAAATTTATTAAGATTCAAAAGATGAGTAACGGAAAGCCAGTAGAAACTAATGAAAATGAGGAAAACTAATAAATATTGTATTATATAATATACATTATTTATTAAATTAATAATTCATTATTTGCTAAATTAATTGATAAGTTGTCTAGGAGAACTTAGAAATATGAAAATGCAAGAGATAATCGATGAAATCAAATTAGAACTTACCGGTTATACTACTGAGCTTGAAATTGATGATACAGTCTTAAAATCTATCGTAAATAAGTCCCTAAGAGAACTTGAAAGATATTGAGATGAATCTAAATTTGTAACAGTACCATTCAGAACTTGTATAGACTTAAAAGGATTTGACCATGCATCAATTGTTAAAGTCTATAGAGCAACTGGCTATGGTTCTGCTGACGAATCAGATGGTAAAATGGTTGACCCGGTATATGCACAACAATGAATGGTATTTAGTAATTTAGGTACCATGTATAATTTACAAGATTATATATTAAACTATGCTTCTTGGTGTACAATGTCTCAGATTAGAAATACTATGTCTACAGACCTTTCATTTAGAGAAGATAAGCATGATTGTAAATTATATATAAATGCTAATTCAGCACCAACTAATATAACTATTGAATATATTCCAAAGCTTACTGACCCAGATGAAATTAAAGATGAGTTTTGGATTGATATTTTAATTAGGTTAGCCACTGCTTATACAAAAATAGCACTTGGTAGAATTAGAACAAAATATGTTTTAAACAATATGCCATATACAATTGATGGTGATAAGATACTTGAAGAAGGAAATTCAGAGTTAAAAGAACTTAGGGAAACACTAAGAACTAATTCTAATCTGATTTTCCCAATAGATTAGTTAATTAATTAAAGGAGAAAATTAAATGAAAGATTCAGTAACAAAGTTCGACCTAAGTAATGCTTTTAAGTCATTAGATGAAATTGGATATCCTATTCCAGAAAAAGGAAGAACTTCTAGAAATCAAATTAATCTAAAAGAAACATTCAAAAATGCTAATGATAGAAAGTTAAAGACTGAACTTCTTATTGAAGAGTATTATGATGTAAATGATACTAATGATTTAGAGCAAGCAGATGAAGAAAGAGAAGATGAAATTGCAAAGGCTAAGTTAGCTAGAATTGAAAAGATTGTTGACTTAGATGCAAATTCAGCTGATGATTTATTAGGTTCTTATGCTGGTAAGATTATTATTCAATGTCCTCAATGTATGACTTTATTCTATAAAGATGAAGCAGATATTGAAAAGGATGCTGAAGACCCTAATACATGTAATGTAAATGAAGTATGTCAACATTGTGGTAATGCTTCAGGTTATACAATTATTGGTAAGGTTGAAGCAGTATCTCCAGAAGAAATGGACAACTATACTGATGAAGAAGCTTCAGAAGAAGCTGATGATAATGCTTTAAATCTAGACTTCGATGAAACTACAGAAGATACTGAAGATACTACAGCTCCTGAAGAGGAAGGAACTGAAGGTGAGGAAGGTGATTTAGACCTAGACCTTAACTTAGAAGGTGATGAAGAAGAAGATGAAAAGAAAAAAGAAGAATCTCTTCATAAATCAGAAACTGCACCAAGCAACAATGCTTCAGATATCAAATCAGAAAATAAAACATTAATTGAAAATGCAGAAAATGATAGCTTAAATGAGGATAAAAGAGATGATGATGACTACTATGGTAGAGACATCGATGATGCCTTAATCCAATTAAAGAAGTCAGGTCATGCAGAATTCTGGTGTCGTCAAGGTGATGCAAAAGCTAAGGAAGTTGCTAAGCTTGCTAAAGAAAAATATGGTCTTAATGTAGATTATAAGATTGATGATGAATATTGTTCAGCAAGAGTTGTTAAGGAATCTGTTAACAAGGCTGAAGCTGATGAAAATACAGTTCCTGAAAATGCTTCTGAAAATAAGTCAATTAATGAAAATGAAAACTGTGATAAAAACTGCAAGGAAAATTGTGATGAATCAGTAAATACAGCTAAAGCAGCACCTAGCGATTATGCAACTGAAAATCCTGCAGATGAACATACTTTAAATGAAGAAGCTGATAATATTATTGTAGAGGGTAAAGAAGATAACCTAAATAAGAGATTTAAAGATGGTTATGTAGTTAGAGTACACTCTGATAATACAGCTCTTGATGCAAATGTTGACACAGAATTATCAAAGTATAAAACAAGCTCTGGTGAATATGATATTAAAACCTTAGACCAAGCAAAGAAAGTAGCTACTGAAGAAGCTCGTAAGGTAAAAGGTCAAAATAAGGCAGTTAGTATTTGAGGTGCAGTAGGAAAAGATTTATCATTAATATTTGCATGGGTAAATGGAAAACTAACTACAAATAACCTTAAAGATATCTATAAAGATACAAAAGCAGAAGCTAAAAATACTGCAGCTTTAAATAAGGCTTTTGGAGTTACTAACCAAGGAAATCAAAAGGGAACAAAGAAAGACGATAACTTAAATACTAATCCAGGTACAGGTGCTGATTCAGATGCAACATCTGCTATTAATGAATTAGTTAAGAAATTCGGTTTAGATAAGGTTAAACAAGCTCTTGCAGCTACAACAACAGAGTCATTAGATAAGAATTTAACAGAAGCCGTTGCATTAAATATTACAATTGATGAAATTCCATCAGATGATAATATTGCAGTGGTTAATGTAAATGATTCTCCTGTTGCTGATGTTCCAGCAGAGCCTTGTGTAGGTCCTGAATGTGATGTTCCTGCAGCAGAATTTAATGCTGAGCCTGTCGTTGATGTAACTCCAGTTGATACTCCAGTTACAGATGTTACACCAGTTGAAACTACTCCAGCAGTACCAACTGAACCATTCTCTCCAGAACTTCCTGAAGAAAATCCAGTAGCAACTCCAACAACAGATGCAACAGATGATGTATTTGCTAAGGTTCCTGAAGCTACTACTGATACTCCTATCGAAAATCCTGAAATTCAAACTCCTGAAGCAGACAATTCAGATATCGATGATGTAGATACTGATAAAGAAGATACTAAGGCTGAGGATGATAAAAAAGACGATAAGAAGGACGACGATAAGGAAGATAAGAAAAAAGATAAAGATGACAAAGACAAAGATGATAAGAAAGATGATGATAAAGAAGACAAGAAAGTAGACGAGTCTCTAAATGAAAGTACTTCTGATATCTCAGCAATCTTAAATAGCTTTGCTGCATCTTTAAATGATACTTCTGTTGATTTAGGTTCTGATACCAATGAAAGCATTGAAGAATGCAATGGTGTAAAGAGCCCAGTCGCTAGCTATGTTGAAGCAATCAATAAAGCTGGTGAATTAGACGAAGATATGGCAAGTGAAACTGCTAAGGCAGTTGCGGCTATTGAAAAAGTAGAAGATGAGCTTGCTGCAGAAGCAGGTAAAGCTGAAGCTCCAAAGGATGAATCACTTGCAGAAGGTAAATATGATGTAAGTGATGCAGAATTTGAACAAATGCTTAACAGCAAGACTTTCAAAGATTTTAGTGAAGGTGTAGATTTTGAGAATGTTGAGGAAGTAGATGAAGACTCAATTAATGAATGTTTCACTAATTATCTAACAGAAGTATATAAGAATGTTGATAACTTTAAGACTTCTAGTTTCACAATTACTGAAAATAATAAGATGGTAATTGAAGGTGTTATTAACTTTAAACAAAAAACTCCTGACAAGCCAGCAAATTCAAGAGTAACTACATTTAGCTTTGATTTAAATAATACAAATATTGTAGAAGGTTACAATAATGAAGTATTTGATAATGGAAGCATTAAATTAGGATTTAATATTAAAGATAATAAGATGGTTGTTGAAAGTCTTTCATACAGCTACAATATTGATAAAAACCTAGTTGAAGGCCTAGTAAAAAATAAGTAATTAAGAAATAGGGATTGGCTGGCGTTAAGCCAACTAGTCCCTTAATTTATTTTAGGAGGTAGCTAAGATGTCTACAAGTAAAAGTGATTATGGTTACTTAATAAATGGTAAAGACATTAAACTACATAGATTTTGATTTAAAGAAATGGTAAAGCAATATGGAACTATTTGTATTTACAAAGCTCCATTACCAAAGTCTGACTTTGATGCTCATGGTGACTTAGATGCAGATTACTATAAAGGAATTCCTGTAGGTTGTATCTTTGAAGAATATCCAAATCAAAAAACATTAAAGAAGGCTGGCTGGGTTGCTGAACTACAAGAAGGTTCATCTTTAATTTATGTTCCTTATGACACTCCTAAACTACAAGTTGGTTCACTTTTTATTGTTCCAAGTGGCTTAGATGGAGCAGAAGGAAGAGTATTCCGTGTTATATCAATGCATAATATTGCAATATATCCTGCAAGCATTGCCTGCGAAATTGCTCCTGAATATGAGGATATAGATGAAAGAAATCTTCACACAGACTTTAGAAATGATGACCTTACACTATTAAAAGATTTGGAGGATGATGACTAATGAATTATATATTAAATGAAACAACTCCACAATTCTTTTTAGATGAGAAATTTGACCTTTGTGAGCGTTTTATTCTTAATGAAGCAGGAAATGCTACTGATACAGGAAAAAAGCCAGAAACGGTCAAAGAATGAGCAATAGAGACCAAAGATACATTATCGAGAGCTTATAAAGCACTTGAGGGTAATAACGATAAAGCTAATGATAATAAAGAAGCAGATTTAAATAAGATATTTAATTATATTTCTTCTTTAAAAAATCTTATAAACCAAAAACTTGACCCATCTAAATTAAAGCCAAAAGTTATTGAATTCATTGAAAAATTTAAAACATTATTAGCATCTGTTGCTGGTACTGAGAATAACTTCGATTGGCCAAAACTTAAAGCCTATTTAGGAGTCTCTCCAGCAGTTACAAGCTTTGTTAGTGCTCTTGAAAAAACTGTTGATATGGCTAAAAGTAACAGTTATACAAAAGAAACCATAGATGAGCTAAGAACACAAGTAAATACTATTTATGATTTAAGTAAAAAATTTATAGCTGAATATTCTGCAAAAGACACTACTGAAGAATCAAAACTTATTGATATTAATAAGTTTAAAGATGCTTGTACTAAGTTTATTTTATGCTGTGATGTTATTGAAAAGCTTGATGAAAAGCATACAAAAGGTGCGCATAAAGACTTTATGGAAATTGCTTCTTGAATCAATACAAAAGAAAAGTGGCTTATTGTTAAAAAAGAAGAAAATCCTAACTGGGCTAAAGATACTCAGTATGTAACTACTTTCAATGAATTAATTAAAAGATTAACTGAATTTAACAATAAGTGGTTAAAAGATATGCAGCAATTAGCTAAATCTTATGATATAGGCATGGATGATGTTGCTAAGGCAATTGATACTAAAGATTGGGATAAGACTTATAAAAATTGAGCTAAAGATACAAAAAGTCAAGAAGAATTCTGGAACCTATATTTTAAAACAGCATGAGGTAGTAATGCTCAGAAAGTAGCATATCTTGGAGAAGCATTTAGACAAGAGTTAACTACTTGAGGATTTAAAGAAGAGCATAATCCATTTATAAACTTTGTTAAAACCTATGTTGTTAAAGATGGATATAATATAACTGGAGATAAATATGAAAAACTACACAATGCCGTAGTTTATAATCAAATTACTCGTGAAGAATTACAAAATAAAGGCAATAAGTTTCTTAATTTAATTATTTTTAATAGGTCATTGTATAATCACTCTGCTAAGGATATAGAAGAATATTTATTAGCACATTACAGTATAAAAACAAGAGATGGTGATTTAAATTTTAACCCACTAGATGAAATAATAGAAGCTCTTGGAACAACTACTGATGCAGCAAGAACTGATAAAAAGTATATATTAGCTGCTATTATGTTTGGAAACTTAAAATATCCTAAGAGCACTAAGCCTGGAATACTTGGCGATTGTACAGAAGAAAAAATTAATGATATACAAGATGTAAATGCATTAGTAGCAGAAATGCTAGGAAATGATTGGGCAGGCAAGTCTAAAGAAGCTTCTAATAAAGCACTTGATAAATATGGTCAATCATTAGCAAGCACTTATATTAATGACCCTCAAAAAGGAATAAAGCGACTAGCTTGTATTTATGATATCTTTATTAGAAATTATGTAACTGATAGTCAAGAGATTGATAAACTTCGTAAAAACTATAAGATAAAAGCTAACTTAGATACTGATGCAGAAGCTGTAAGAGTTGCCCAAAAACTAACAGCAGGCATGTCTATTGAAGAAGTTGTTAAAAACTCTGACCCAATAGATGTAAATGTTAGACTAGAAGCATTAACTGATTTTGCAAAAGCAGGTAATATATCTCAAGGACGAGCTGAGGAAGCTTTAGGTAATGTAATTAAAGCGGGCGGAATATTTGAAGCAACAGGAGCTTAATTATGTACTTTAAATTAACTGGCGTAGATTATGATGATAACTTTACTGTTCATAATTTTATAAACTTTGGAAGGCAGCTAGTTGCAATGCATCGATTAACTCCTAATGAAAAAACCTTGGATAAATATCTAAGAAAAGAGTTTAATATAGGATTAATAGATGCAGCTTTTGCATTGATGCATTATATTAGAATAAATAGAAATAAAAGTGGTGACACTATTATAACATTTAAAGATTCGAAAGCTGATAAGCTTGCATCATTAATAACTTATGGAAATGGAAGAATCCAAGGAAGTGATTTATTAGTGCAAGCTTTTGGTGGCCGATAGAAAGGAGTTAATATGGCTATTAGATATTATGATGATATTTTAGCTGCTAAAATAAAAGCATGAACACCTGATAATAAAAACCTAAGAGTTTTAAAGCCAGAGGAAACTAAAAGATATTTTGAGTTAAATGCGCTAGATACTAATGACAAGCCATTAACCTTGCCTTGTATTGCATTATCGAGAAATAATGATATAAGACTTAGATTAAATATCAAGAACCCACGTTCTTATGATGGTCTAAGAATAAACTCAAAAGATTCTGAAACTAAATTATTTAATATTATTCCAATTGAAGTAAGCTACCAATTAGATATCTATGCAAAAGATTTTGAAGAAGCCGATGAGTATCTAAGAAATTACTTATTTAAACTAATAAATAACCCTGTATTGAAAATTAATATTCCTTATCATGATGCAAATATCGAGCATATTGCTAATATAAGAGTATTAGATACAATCTCAGATACAAGTTCAATAAGTGAAAGATTATTCCCAGGTCAGTTTACTAAATGGACAATTCAGTTAGAAATTCAAGATGCATTCTTATTTAGTATTAAATATAAACGTAATTGGAAATTATATATTGATGAAAACACTTATATACTTCCAGACGACGATGATGTGCTTATTGGACATATTACTAATCATGTCAAACGATAGCAAAAATAATAATATTTATTTAAATATTTGCTAAATTAAATGAGTTAAATTTAAGATTATTATATTTATGAGATATAATTTAACAATAATAATAAAAGGAGATTAAAAATGCCAAAAATTATTACTAGAGAATTTGATAATTCAAATACTGGTATTACATTGGCTCCTTCTTTTGGTGTAGTTGTTCCAGGATTCAGTAATAAGTATTTTAACTTAGCTGAAGCTCAAGCAGCTGGTGCACCTTACGATGAGAATGGAGTTATCGAATTAAGCTCTACTGCTCAATTTGAAACTTATGTAGGCAAGTTTAAAAGAGAATATAAAACTGAGAGTACCGCTAAGGAGGCCCCTACTGATTTAAGCCCAGAGGCTATTGGATTAACTACTGCAAACTATACTGTACAAGAAGACCCTAATAGCCGTATCTTAAAATTTAAAGATATTTTTACATCAGAAGGTCCATTAACTCAAGCAACTTATATT